AATTGGCACATTTACTGGGGAGGTCGGTCCCGGTCTGGGACCCTCATCAGGTCCAGGTCCGGGTCCAGGTCCAGGTCCGGGTCCTGGTTGGAAATCAAACCCTGGCACCTGAGGCATACGAGCCAAAGCGGCCTCGGCAGCAGCAATAGCACGCTCAATACCAGCAATCAGCACTTCCTCAAAGGAGGTAGTAAACGCTTCAGCAAGGGCGTTAGCAGTTGACTCCAGTTCGGCAGCCTGAGACTCCAAACCAGCAACAATACCGTCAACAAACAACTCACCCTGCCCGTACATGACCTGGGCGGTGTTCTCGCCAAGTTCCATACCGAGCTCGTCAAGCTCACGGAACAAGTTGTTTACTTCGTTTACAGTGTCAGAGCCACCCTCGACAAGAGCGCGGGCAGTCTCCGATCCTGCCTCCACACCGGCTTCCACAAGCTGGTTGAACAACATCGGGTCCAACCCAAGCGCACGAAGAGCCTTCAGGTCCTCGACAAACGCCCGAGTACGGTCAATAACACCACGGAAACCCTCTACAAGAAGGTCGGCTTTACTCCTGGCCTCCTCAATCGGTTCCGTAAAGTTCGTGATAAGCGCTGTCGAGAACTCACGAAGCTCATCACCAGCCATAACCGTCTTACGAGCAAACTCCACAACATCGATACGTTCAGTCTCAGTATCAATGTCCCGCAGAATATCCGTAATCTTGGCGCTGGCACGGATGCTCTCACCGACCGAATCAATGAGTTGCATAGCTGCGTCACGGCGGGCAATAATCTCGTCACGTTGACGCTCAATATCACGGAGCACCGCGATTTCATCACGGGCATACTGCAACAAGTTCCGGTAGGACTCATCTAACAGATAACCGTTATCAAAAGCGTCACCGAGTTTCTCCTCAATACTTCCGAGGAGATTTACAGCGCTACGCTCAAACTGACCAAGCTCAGTCTCAATCGATGGCAGAACCTCAAACTCGTCAAGGAAGTCAACAAAGGCATCCCGAGCGCTTTCCGCTTCCCGAGTGAACTCCTTGAACGGTTCGAGAACATTTTTCTCCCACTCCGCCATAGCAGCTTCGTAACCGGTCGTCGTGGCGTTGAAAAGGTCCTGTACGGCTTGCACAGAAGCAATACCGTTCTCCACAACCGAATTGAATACTTCGCGCCACTGATCACCCGAACCAAGAACAGCACTAATCAGCTCAGGTGTTGCACCTAGTTGCTCAAGCTTCAGTTTCGCTTTCTGCTTTTGCACCTCATCCGCAAGATTTGTGTAGAAATCACGCACACCATCACGGGCCGCCCCGCCCACAGCATCCGGTCCAGCCCCATCCAAAAGATCAGAACCAGTGAACTGAGCCGCATTGACAAGCTCTTTCAGCTCTTCCCGTGAAGCGCGACTATATTCCTCTACGCGTCCCGCATCTAGCGACTCAAGGAATGCCTCTTGCTCCTTGACAGCCTTTTCCAAATCCTTAGCAGTCTCTTCGGTACCGTCATTGAAAGCACCAAGTTTGGTCAACGCGAAGTCAACCGCAAAACCAAGACCAACAATCAACGCACCAATACCGGTCGTAATCATTGCAGCACGGACACTCTTTAGAGCAAAGACGGTGCCAGCAAGATTGATATTTAGCAGTTTGACCGCACCCGCAGCAAGCTGATTAGCGGTCTTATACGCCAGAACAATGTTTGTTCCGATCGCAAGAACCTTATGCGCAGCGCCAAAAGCTAGAAGCACACCAATAACGGTTGTTATTACTCGTGCATTATCTAAGAAAAACTCTGTCATTCGGACAACAATGCCCATAATTAGTCCAGCAATTTCGCCAAAGGCTTTCAGCCGACTAATCAAAACATCTTTGTTCTCGACAAGACCACGAATAACATAAATAAGGCTTGTAAACGCCTCAGTAAGAAGAGGCGCTAGCTCATCAATAAGCGGTCGGAAAACCTGAATTAGCCTACCTAATTGATTTACAAGGGTTCCACCGACATCAGCAGCCAAATTCTTGATTTGCGCTTGCAACAACTCTTGTTCAACATATAGCGTGCCCTGTTGATCACGGAAAGCACCTACAGCATCCGCAGAACGCTCAAACAGCAAAATAAGACGAATTTGCTGATCGAGGAATCGTTCTTGAGCACCGGTAAGATTCTCCAGTTGTAGTTTGGCTTTTTCGGTCTCGATTTCGTTCTGCTTCATGCCGACACCGAACTTCTCGATCGGGTCATACTCACCACGGAACAAAGCCGTCATTGCGAGCAAAGCTTCAGAAACGTCGTAGCCGTACACAGTTGCGAGGTCGGTACCGAGCGCTACAAGCTCTTTCGTAAGCTCCGCAGTGGTCTGCATGTCGAAACCGGACTGCTTGATAACCGAACCCAAGAACACGCTCGCCTGGGCCGCTTCAGCCTGAGACAAACCAAACATCTCAGCGTCTTTGGTGAACTGCACCATTTGAGGTGTAACTTCGTCAAAGACACGACCCAAACCATCCAAGTTACGAGTCAAATCACGAGCTTGCTCAATAGCTGTGCCCGCAAAGTTCACAAGAGCTCGACCGGCACCAAAAGCAGCGAAAGCAGCACCAGCCTTCAGTGCAGCACCACCAAGGTTATTTACAGTGCCACTAAGCTGACGAATCTGCTTTTGAGCCTTGACGATACCCTTGTCGTCGAACATCGACGCAAGAGTAACCTTTAGACTACTTCTCGCCATTACAGTCTCGCAATCTGATCAAGCGCGTCTTGTACGCGCACCTGTGTAACAATCAAAACGCCTTCGATCTTGTCCTGTACCTCATCCATGTGTTGCTCAGCAGCCGGGTACACGGCACGAGAAGCACCACGGTACTTATTCAATTTGTCAACCATGTGTCGTCCCTGACCATTGATGGCGTGAGAACGCAGAATCTCTTTCGGTCCATCTTTCGTGTTCACTGTGTACGGGTACGGAAGAGTGCGGGATCGAGTATCAATATAGGTTCCCTTACGCCCCGCCATGTCCTGAATAATCGTCGCAGGAGAACGCACAATGAGACGAGCAATCGGCACAGCCTCGCCCTGACCGAATCTACGAGCTCCACCAAAACTCTTCGGCATATTGAACAACACCTGATTAGCTTTACGCCCCGTGTTGTACGTCAAACGACCCGGAATGCGAGCAGGTTGCATACCGTACCGGTAGCCATACCGTGCAGAACCCCGCAGAACAACACCCATCCGGTCAATGCTCTTCTTGATACCAAGCCGAGCAGGTGCAGCAATCTCACGAGCGTTCCGAGTAAAGTCTTTCCAAATCTCACGATCAAGCTTATTGATTTCACGCAACATGTCACGGTAATCAGACAACACAATCTCAGACGTGCCCGGACCCCGACTGGCCGCGAAACGGTTGGCAGCATTCACCTTCGCCAACTGAAACGCTGGCTCAGAAAGAGATACCATTACACACCGCCGATCGTCTCTACTATTCTACCGATAGAAAAACCGCCCCACTCGGGGGCGGTTCTCCTATGATCTCGGAAGATTCTTTGCTATCAACCATCTTTGCATGGTCCATAGCATGCGATCCTCCAACTGCATCAACTCTCTAGGACTAATCCCAGTCTCCACAGCTAGACCAGCGATATACCAGTGTGCTGAGCTATCGCCCAACCCAGTTATTTTGGGTCGTCATCAGACTCCCCGATAGTCGCAACCGTCTCACACCACTTGTCATATTCAAGTTTTGTAGCGCCGGTACGCTTCTCGCTGTGCCATGCCAGGTACAGTAGCCAACCGATTCTCGTGTCCTCCGCGAGCTTCGCAACACTAATGTTGTAGTTGTTCTCGAAAGCCACGAGATCGGCCGCGCCACATGTAATGTCCTTAGAACTGCCGTCCTCGAACTGAATGTGTAGGTTTATTTTCATGTCGCTAGCTTACAACAATTACGCGGTTGCGTAAGCAACGGCACCCGTGGTCGGAAAGGTCACACTAAACGTGGCCAAATCGCCGACTGCACCAGGCGTCGCGGTGAAGCTGTTGACAAGGACCGTAGCGGTGTATGCGGGCGTAGTTGCCGAAGCAGCAGTTCCGTTCGCAATCACAACAGCGGTTCCGATAGTTCCAACGAGGTCCTGGAACAGGGCAGAAACCCCACCAGCACCGTAATCAGCGTGGAAGTCGAGGGTAAGCTGACCTGACTTCAGGCCTCCAATAACCTCGGTCCACCCGCTGGAGGAAAAGTCAGTAGTCTCGACCTCGGCAGCGCTCAACACGAGCTCCGCACGCGCAACCGCGTCCGAAATCTCGGTGCCATTGAAGGTTACTTTCTGTGAAGTAACAACATACTTAGCCAATTTATTTTCTCCTTAGCAGTACGCAGTTGCCGTAAATTCAGCAACTAGGTAATCAGTGTCATTCAGTTGCAGAGTGCCGATGCTAGTCATACTTGAGACGCGAACGTCTGCCGCATTACCATCAAGACTCCTATCCGATTCTACCGCAGTCTTGATACTCGATGCCCCGCTCTGACTTGCGTAACCGTTCAAAGAACGCTGTGCTACACGGTCAGATTGGCGACCAACGATTACCATGATGCTGAAGGTAAACACGGTGAGGCCATTGTTGAAAGCCTGATCATAATCAATGCTTTCCAGTGACACCACTGCAATAGGCGGGTTTGGGTTATCTGGCAAATCCGCTGAAGAGCGAAGTCCAGAAATCGTTGCGAGATTAGTGGCGATTGCTTCCCGCAATGCACTAATGTCGGTCATTACGCCATCCTCACGCGCATAAACGGATCGCAGAGGGTAGCAATGTCAGGGTCGATACGCGCCAACCGAATCACCCCGAGGGCATCGAATCCGGCCACCCCCATCGGGGCATCCGCACGCTTATAGTATCTGGCGGATTGGAGCACGGCAGCCTGACGGATTACAGTGGGGATAGCACTCCAGCCCCACACTCCAGTGACCTGTACCGTGGCTTCGTGACCGCCTGTGGGGAACCAGTAGTCACCGATCGCACGAATCTGTGTGTAGGGCACGCCGGCCATTCCACCGGACACACCATTGAGGGGTTCTAGTTGGTAGTCGTTTGCGCCCCAGGTGACATCGTAAGTACCGTTTAGGTTCTGTGACGTTTTCAAAGTGGTCAAAGATTGCAGATCATCGATTTGCACCAGGAAATTGTCATCGGGTGCGAAAACTCGGGTTGCGGTAGATGCGGTGAAAATCCGCTCAGTGTGTTGCTCAATCTGACGTGAAGCAGCTTCGATAACGAGCTCCAACAAAGTGTCGTCAACTGAATCATTGATGTCCAGTGATCTTTTTACGTCCTCAAGTGAGCACAAAGCGTTAGTGATAGCCATGAAAAACCTCCACCATCTAGTCTATCGTCACTTACCCCAGTCGTTTAAGCGACGAACATCCAAAGACCATTGACCGGCGCTGTAATCCTGTCTCGCTACTTTGTCGTGAAAATATGCGGAGTTGCGACGGAATGACTGATCATTCATGGCGTTGTAACGAGCATCACTACGAATAGTCGAAGAGTTGTCATGCTCGGTCGGGATATTGATTCGCCTAACCGTCACGTCACAATACTCGGCGCGACGCATGTAATCGTTATCCTCAAAGTAAGCGGGGAAGAAACCGCACTCATCGAACAAACCTATACGGCTGACAGCCTCATCACCGAGAGAAAACGTGTGCCAATGAGGAAACATATCGGAAAGCGTTATCTCGTCTCTACGAGCCTCACAGAGGCTCTCATAAGCACCTGGTAAGAAAACCATGTCATTAGAGGCAAAAAACCACCGGTCATCGTTCGGAAACGACTTAATACCAAGATTCCAAGAGCCACCCACCCCCAGATTCGCTGGTATGTTCAAAATACGAATGTTGTCAATGTATTCAGAATGTAGAACATCGTAGAACTCGCCACCATTATCAATAATGAGAAGATCGCGTATCGGAAAATTGATACTTGCCAACATGCGACGCAACAAGTCATACCGATTCAACACCGGGACAATCAGGTTAGGTAACATCACACGCCCTGAAACTTGTGACCCTCAAGATTGAAATTGACAAACGGGTTCAACGAATACACCTCAACCGAGTAGTTCTCTTTCAGCCAAGCCTTCATCCGCATCAAATGACGGTTATACAAATCCCACGGCTGATGACCAGGAGGATACTCGTCCACACGATGCTCACCATCAATGCTTCCACAATCAGCACCCACCAACACAATGTTGCTTGCACCCATCCACGCAGCCAAGTGCATTGACCCGTGAATCGACGATGAGCCAAACACAATCTCATCCTTCTTGGCGTGCTTGTACGGATCGAAACCGTCACCCTTCGGTGTTGGGTCAGTCAAAGTGTTATAGATAAGCCTCGACTCGTTCTGCACACACCCCTCACCGGGGATAGACCCCGGATTTGGGTGCCAACGCGAAGAACACACGTCATGTGTCACAGCAGCCAACATTCCAGGGTTAGCTAAATTTTGCAACACACAGTAGTGGTAATGAGTGAACAAATAGTATGCGCGAAGGTCAAAGTAATCGGCGATGAGATTCGTTGCGACACATATCTTGTCATCAAAGAACCGAGGCGACAGATACCCTACTGACGCACCAGAACCGAACACCCAGATAGTAGAACCCGAGTGCTTATCCTTCAGCGTGTCAAGACGTTTCACTAAACTCACCCCTCAGCAACGGCATCCAGTAATCGCGCCACACAGTCTCCACATCAAACTGCAAAGCAAACTCCCGAGCCACCTTCGACTCGCCCTTGCCTTGCTGGTAAGCGTCCTCCAAAGCATCCACGATCGACGGAATCTTCGGGGTCTGCCACCAAGAGCTCTGACCGGCATCCCACAAAGGCACACCATCCACAAGCCAACCATCCTCGGCAACTAAATCTTGCGAAGCGGCCCAACTAGAGGCAATCGCTCTCGTTCCACACGCTTGCGCCTCAATAGTCGGCACACCAAAACCCTCACCCATGCTAGGCGCTAACAAAACATCCATGGCGCTGTAATAAGCAGCCAAGTCTGCCTGTGGCGACCCATAACGATACTCAAGCGGGTTGACAAGCAAAATGCTTTCCGCTGGCACATCCAAAGCCTTCAGGAGCTCCAGCAAATTCCAACCAATACCCGATCCTGTCGCATCCGTGTGCAAATACAGTTTTGTGTCCGGGTGCTTCTTGTGGAAAATGCTAAACGCTGTCAGATTCTCGCTAAACGCTTTCCTGTGAATCAGACCGGACGCTTTGTTAGCAGCAACCATCCCAACAATGAAACTGTCACGACTCTTCCAATAATCGCGAACATCCATCCCGTTAGTCAGGTTATAGCTCGGACGGAGTACCTTCGTGTCAATACCGTGCGGAACATAAGCATGTTCTATCTCATGGTTTTGCATTTCCCGCTG